AACTGATTTCTGGTCATCCCGTAAATTAACTCTGTCAGACCCACTCGCCGGTCGAAAAGCGATGTAACCTCCGCGATGATCTTGTACAGGTCTTCCGTAACCGCAGGGAGTTGGAAGACCGAGATCACATCGTTGACCGACCGGCCGATGGCTTCGGAGATTTCCACAATCTTGAAGCCGCCCTCGCTCTTCTCAAGCAGCTTGCTCTTTAGGTTCTCGTCCGCAGCCTTCGACACACCAATGAGAACTTGGCTGGACGCTGCGATGCGTGTTGCAAGGAAGGACATCGCCCAATTAATGAATCGAAGCTCACCGATCCCAGGTCGAATCAGAGAGACGGGCCATGAGTAGCCGGGCTTGCCGTGCCACGCAAGAAGAGTGAACGGCCATCCGTTCGGCTCGGCCCAGAAGGGGATGGGCCACTGGGTATTCATAAACAGTTGCTGCGGAATACCCGTCTCGTCCACCTCCTCTTGGAGCATCTTGGGAGGGCAGTTCAGCGGAAAATCAATACCCTCGGCAACGACGATGTAGCAGTTCGGTCCCATGGACTCAAACTTGCCACGGAGGTCTTTGTCTGAGTCCTTGAGCCTGTCGCCAAACCCGATCTTGGAGTAGACCTCCCAGTAGCAGATCAGGTCAGCGGTCTTACCTGCACGCTTCTGGGTCTTGTAGCCGCGCTGGTCCTCGTTCACCCGGGACGAGTAGGACTCAGCGTGACCCTTGAGGTCTTCAATCGACAGGCCAAACTTCGCCGCCACTTCGTCAACTGGCTGGGTACGCTTGCGGGCGGCCCAGCGGATGTCCTCATACTCGTCGGCGTCAGGGTCCCAAGTCAGGTTGTCGATGGAGTCAAAGAACGATCCAGCCATCTTCACGTTTGAGCCGGGCGGCGAATACAGCTCATGCCACCACACGCCGGCACCCTTGATGAACGCCTCTTCCACAACCTTCCGGGAGTGACGCTTTAGATCAAGCTCGTTGGGGGTGTAGTTGAGGTAGTCTTCCAAGAGCTTGGAGACAACCTTGCGGCGCTCAAATGCGAACTGCTGCTGCTCCATGCCCTGCTGGTACGCCTGCACCCCAGGATCGGGCATCATCACCGGCTGGCCGTCAGGCCCCATCACAGGGCCCTCTGGACCCATCTGCGGAACCGGGGGCTGCGGGAAGATTCCCAACAGCTGCGGGCCGATGATGGGGAACTGCCTGGCGTTGACCGTCCTGGCAGGGTTCCGGTGATGGATGACCGCCGAGAACAGACGCACAGCCTCCCAGACACGGTTGACCGTCATCCGGAAGGCGGGTGGGTCGATGCCGCGGTTGTAACCCCGCTCGCCCATAGCGTAGGAGTTTTCCCACATCACCGATGGGTCGCTTGCATAGAAGCCCATGGCTTCCTTTGCATCGTCCGTGAACGGCTTCTTGTGCTTTTCAGCCAAGTCGATGAGGCGGAGCCAGTTCTTGGCTATCGGCGCGAGCGGGTTATCGTTGGACACTAGGCTTCTCCCTACTGTCTATTGCCCTTCCGGCCCTCAAGTTCGGCCACTTTCTTCTCAAGAAGGGCGACTTTCTCGGACAGGATCGCTTCCTTGCCCGCCGGCCGGGGTCCCCAGAAGCCGTAATCCTTCCAAGCAGGGAACTCTTGGACCCCCGGATCGTCCTTATGGTGGACGCTGGCCTTCTCCACTCCGCCGTATCCGGGGACCACGGACCAAAGGGTCAGGGTCCGCGAGGCTGTGGTGGTCACAAAGGCCATGACAGGGTCCGCACCCTCATGGGCGTAGAACAAAACCATGTCGCCAATCTTCACTTCGGGCATTTCGTAGCTAGTCATTTCCGGCTTCCCATAGGGCCAAGGATCACGCAGGAGTCTTCGGACGCCCGCTCTCGTCGTTTCTTTCGATCTAGGTAGTCCACCCACCATGGAGTAGGGCCGTAGGTCCTGGGTGGCTTGTGGTACTTCGGTTCGTTGGCACAGAGGTATTCCAAGACCTGGCAGGCGTGGACCTCGCCTCGGGTCTGTGGTTCGTCAGTCACGTAGACCTGGCCGTTGACCGTCGTTGTCTTCTTCCTGTACCGCTTGATCTCTCTGAGGAGGTTCGGGCACCCGCCCTCCAAGAACTTGAGTCTGGTTGTCCCGTCGCCCTTGATGTGCAGTGCCTGCCTGACAAGTGCCGTGCGGGCCTGGATGTCATCCGACCCCGGAATGAACTGCGTGTTGGTCAACTGGAAGCGGAACTTGCGCTTCTTGAGTTCCTCGGAGTACAGCTCATGCGGAAGTCTTCCCGACCCAAGGTCACGCAGCGCACCGCCGTGCATGTCCATGATCCCGGTGTAGATGTTCTGCTCCAGGGCCTTGGAACAGAACTGCTCGCCCCAGATCAGCGCGTTGCAGTTGCGGATGTACAGCTCGTCATAGATCAGCCAGAACTTCTCGTCTGGCGGGATGGCGAGGAAGAGAGTCGCCATGACCGCATGACCTGGGTCGATCCCCACATACCTCGTCCAGTCCGATGGGATTTGTCCATCAGGGAGTTCGGACCTCTGCATCATGTGGACTGACGCATTGAAGGTCGGGTACATAAGCGTCGATTCGGTTGTGAACTCACCCTCGGCACGCATGCGGAGTTCATCCATCCCGAGAGCCGACCACCGTTCGATGTTCTTCTTCTTCTCTTCTGGGTCGATGTGGTCGTTGTCCAAGAACCGAAGGACGAACTTCTTGATGAGTGGGATTTCCTGACCTAGCTCCTCGGCCTTGTCGGCTCGTTCACAAAGACCAAGCAGCGCGTCGTTCTTTGACCACGGCATAGCCGACCAGACAAAGCGCCCTTTTCTGTCAGATAAACGGGCCTGCATTTCGCCCACCCAACGCTCGTTATTAATGTCCTCGTCTATATGTACAAGGTCGGCTTGGAAGCCTTGGGGCGGCTCGCCTTCAGACGAGAAGCAGTAGATGGTCCAGCCGTTGTTGAGTTCAGCCTTGTTAAGGTAGCCGGCGTTCTTCTGCACCCATGACATGTCTTTGATCAGCCGGGGCGGAATCAACGGCGGTGCGGGCTTGGAGTCCTTTTGGCGGGAGGAATCAGTTCCGGGGTTGAAGGCCCTCCACTTGCCCGTGTCCTGATCCTTGATGATCCGAAAAGCCCCGGCCTTAAACAGCATGGGGTAGACCACCATGCCGATGTGCTGCCAGTTCTTCCCGATTATTACAATGTTGCCCCCCTCCTTGGGATACTTCCCGTGAGGGTCTTGGCCTGTGGCAGCGCGAGCATCCTCAACGAATGAACACGCGCTCTTGCCTGACCGATTGCCGCCAATCACCAATCGCTCAGAGGACATGCACTTGTGGAAGTCATCTTGCTTCGGCATCGGCACGTACAGGCGCAACGCCTCAAGGCGACGTTCGGACAGTTCGGCTTGAACGTCCTTCATCTGCCCAAGAGCGTGCTGTGTCAGCCCGCCGATGGGGCCTTCAGCTGGCGGCGGCGGTGGAATCTTTGGGTGCTTCTTCATGTTCGCCACAGCCGTCTTCAGCCGTCACCACTGGGTACGCACATGTCTCCTGATCCACCCACCTCGGCGGATACCGGCGGCACTGCGCCCACGGACCCGGCCCCGGAATCAGGTTGAACCAACGGCAGGTTTCGCACTTCATCAATAATCTCCACTTTCTTGAGACTCATTGCCGCCTCCAATACCTGTCTCCGGAGTTCGGCTTCCAGCTCTTCTTCACTCATCAGCTCAAGCGGCTTCTTGGCGCCGCCCATGGCCGTATTCCCTACGACCAGTCGGACAACCGAGTCCAACATCTTGGTCCTAAACGCACCGCCAACGGGAGCGTCGTAGAACTGCTTCATGTAGGCGTTAGCGAAACCGCGGACGCCACCGAAGTACTCCATGAGGACTTCCAGCAGCTCCGATGAGTGCGGGATGTTCGCCCCGCCAATCCTCGCAGCGGCCGTGAAGAGATCGACTGCACCCTTCTCAATCTCTTCTAGCTTCTTGTTCCGCTTCTTCTTCCTAGCGCCACGCTCGCCCTTGTTGCGGCACTTCCGGCACTTGGCATGGAAGCCGTCCTTGGACTTGTGGAAGTTGGCCGTGGTGGCGGGGTAAGAGGTCCCGCACTCTATGCAAGCCTTGTAGTCAGACACTCGCCGGCAATCGCCTCATAATGTCAGCGGGCGCCTTGAGGTCAACGAGCTTGACGTTCATGTCCACGCCGGCCTCAAAGGACTGCCGCATCTTCTGGGCAATCTGACTAGCGTCGATGAACTGGGGCTTGCTGACGCACTTGGGCTTCCAGTGCCCCGCCCACGCATCCCAGTTGCAGTAGACTGGGTTGTATCCCAAGGTCTGGGTGCCAACGAGGGAGAGGTCGCGGGTCTGTGTCACATCCTCAGTGGACGCCTTCTCGGCGCAGAACTTGTCCTTCCATTCATAGTAGAACCACGGCTTGTCTTCGGCCGTCTTTGGTTCCGTGAGATCAAACGCCCGCATGTCGTACATGATCAGGCCGGTAGGGAGCGCAGCGCACTCCTGGATGCCCGCCAGCTTCACGGCGGTGTGCCGGTCGTACATCTCAAGCTGGAAGTCCGGGTTGGGGTTCTCGGACTGCATGTGCTGCCATCGGAACACGTAGACGCATTCCACGGGCGGAGGGCCGCAGTAGGGCGCGCCGATGACGCACGGACCCTTGGCGTAGTGATCCACCAAGAAGTCGAAGGACGAGTTGAAGAACGGCTTGACGCCCTCTTGCCCCATGAGGATGTCGGGCTTCATGTCCGAATCCACCATTACCAGAACGTCAACCTCGTTCTGCCGCGCCATGAGGACGGCCCGGTTGCGAGTCATAGTGATCGGCGTGTCGGCCAGGTTCCAGACGCGAATAGTTCCAATCCGCTCGTCTTGGGAAGCGTTGGCTACAAGCGGAACCATCCACTCTCGGATGTCAGGAACCTCAGAGGAGATTCCGCCGTTGCCGCCGTAAGAGAAAGTGCAGATACCTACGTTGAACTTTTGCTGCATAAAACACCTCGGGGGTTGGTGTATAAGTGTACAGTAAACTAGAGATCAGTCAAGCGTTATGCGCGGACCTGCCACGGCCGCTGCGTGTATCCAGCAATGCCAATGCGATCATTGCCACGTTCCAACTCCTGCATCTTTTGCCTCGCGTTCCCGGCGGCAGGGCCTTCCGTATTCATCGCCCAATCCTTGACCCTTGGAGATGAAAGATAGTCTTTCCAGAATTGCCCAGTCTTGGCATCCATTTGCGGCTGACCTTGCGGTGGAGTTCCGTAACCCGGCGTTACGCCTTGCGTTGGCTGACGCACGCCTTGAGACGAAAGCCACCTGTCGTATGCCGCGGCCTCGGTGATGGACCCGAAGCCCGTGCCGTCGATCCTTGAGTTCCCGATCTGCATCAGTTGAATTTCCGGATTTCCGGGCTTTCCGGCTGCGGCCCACTCGTTCAATCGGGAGCCGAGCGAGGTTCCCTGCGACGGCGGCTGAATGGATTGCGCCTTGCCTGCTGGCGACTGCTTGGCGGAATGCTTCGCCATAGCTTCGTTGAAATACTGATCCCTTCCGCCCGCGGCTGACTTGCCTGTCTTCTTAGAGAACCACTCGTCGCCAGGAGCAACTCCCTGCTGCAAAGCCCTGTCATATATCAGGCTCTTCAGACGCTCCGCAGCCGCCATCCGCTTGGCCGGGTCCGCTGACTGATAGTGGTTGTACATCTCAACGCCAGCCGGCGAGTTCAATACCTGACCAGTGACGTTATCTAGCGTAGTCTTTACATAGGAGTCGTACGTGGCGGTTGGCGAATCAATCCTGCCATAAGCCCTATCCTGCAAGAACTTCGCGCGATTTTGGTCTTTTGCCTGCGGGACTTGCGGTGGCGGCGCAGGGCGGTCTGTGACGGGAGCGCCGTAAGGATTTGCCGGCCCACTCGGAGGCGGTGGCGGGGTGCCTACGGTACTGACGGGTGAGTAGGCGGGCGGCGTATATGGCCGTGGCGGGGTGGCCTGCGGGTCCTTGATCCAAGACCTTGTCCCGTCAGAATAGACAACCTCGCGGCCGGGCCCTTGGTCCTGCATGGCCTGCTGCTGCTGAATCCTAGCCCAGTCGCCCCAGTTCATTGCGCCGGGTGGCTGGTCAAGCGGGGAGCCGACTGCCCAGCTGGGGAGCGTGCCCTGAGAAGGGATGGACGCTTGAGCCTGCTGAGTCATCGCTGGCGATTGCGGCTGGTAGTACCCCTGCTGGTTGGCAAACGCGAAGGGATCGCCCTGACCGCCGAAGGCTTGGTTCAGCCGACTGATCATGCTGTCGCCGTAGTTGGCAGCCATCGACGGAGCGCCACCACCAAGGCCAGCCTGTTGCATGGCCTGCTGGTAGTTCAGCCCGGGAGTCATTCCCGCAGTCGGGTCGGTCATGCCTCCAGAGTTGAATGCAATCTGATTCTGCATTCGCTGCTGGTTGAGCTGGTTGATGAACGCATCACGTTCAGCGAATGGGTCCATGCTCTGGCCCCACGGAGTCTGAGCGGCGCCCATCTGGAAAGGAGCCGGGCGCTGGCTCGCAGGCGCGGCAGCATAAGAACCCTGCCAATCTCCGGTGACAGTCTGGCTCGGCTGGCGGATGGTGGCAACCGGGCCGTCGGCTCGGCCCTGCGTGGGCTTGCCTGACACCCACCCGCTGCCTTCCACCGGCCTGTAGTTGCCGCTGCTAGTCTGGGTAGTTTGCCCGGTCTTAGGATTGTACCAGTCCCGCATGACGGCCGTACCCACCTCACCCACTTGCTCAAAGCCGGGCTTAGCGTACGCCTGGTACGGCGTGCCTTGAGACTGCGTTGGTATCGACTGCGCCCCCCCTGTCTGTGGCTGACGCTGCGGGTATGTAACGCCTACGCCTTTCTCTCCCTGCGGCACATCTTCCGGAAGAATCAGGGGCCCCCCTGTCTGTGGCTGACGCGCCGGCGGAAGGGGCCCCCCTGTCTGTGGTTGCCCCTGCTGTGCGTAGGCTTGGTACGAAGACCCAGTAGTCTTCGGGGCGCTGCTTGTCTTGGGGGCCGAAGCCGGGCGTAAAGATCCAAACCAGTCAACGCCACCGGCTTGGACGTTCTCCTGCGGGCCTCGGCCGGGATTGGTATAGACCGTGGCTTGGGGCTTAGGGTTAGTTTGAGAGAAGGAACTGTTGGCAATGGGTGAACTAGTCGGCCTTGCCATAGAAGTCATCAGACATCCTCCTGTTTTGCGGAATCAGTCCCCATGCCCGACCCTTGCAGCATTCGCAGCTTGGCCATGTCTGCGTACGGATTCTCTTGCCGAGCCTCGGCAATGAGTTGACGCAGGAAGTCCAGGTTCTGGACGGCTGAATCGCTCATAAGGAAAAGTAGTTCGTCCATTTAAAAGAAAACAGCCGGCCGGCTTGCGCCTGCACCGGCTGTCCCCCGAAAGCCCATAAGGGCAATACTCAAGCCGACTTGACCAAGCCGAGCGCCAGGAGCGCGTTGGCAATGGTGGTGGTGTTGCTGCTGTTTGGGCACACAGGCTGCACCGTAGCAGCGGCACCGAAGAACCCGAGGCTGGCCGTGGATGCGCCAATCGACAGGGCGTTCGTACTTCCAGTCAGGTGCTGGAGTTCGTCCCAGATCGTATTGGCGAGCTGCTGATTGGCCAGCCCGATGATCAACTGGTTCCTGCTCATCAGTTACCTCAAGCCACCGGGATGTTAATCAGTGCAAGCACCGCTGAACCGTCAGAGGTGGTTCCGGCCGACACGGCATAGCCAAGGACGCCGCGAGGCGTGTTGTCCAGGCCAGTGGCGCCAGCAAGAGCGCTTGGCGTAGCCCGACCCGCAACCGTTGCACCGCTGGTGGCAGCCGTGATGGCAGCCAAGCGGTCGCCGGCAGCGATGGCCGTACCCGAGACAGCGGCCGACACTTCCGTGGGGCCGTTGACGGTCACCCAGAAGATGTCGTTCACCGCCACGCCCGACGTTGGCAGCCACTCGTCAACCACACCAACTCGCTCTTCGTTGGTCAAACGGGAGTATCCGTTGACTTCGGTGAAGAGCTTGCCGGCCGCGGTGTTGAACGTGACGATCCGCTTCGGGAGCAGTACGCCCGCCGAAGTGTTCTTCACAGCCACGCACACCTTGCGACGATTGGTGCGAACCTGACCCGTGATGGGGTTCACATCCGTGAACTCTTTCACGCAGCCAGTCCAGTTGTCACCGTACAAGGCGGCTGACTGAATGCCGTGGTAGCTGTCGTTTTTGATCGACTCGCCTGCACCGAGCGAGAACCAAGTCTGACCAAGACCGAATGGAGGATCAACCTGCAGACCCATAGTAATCTATTCCTTTCTCAGGAGGCGATGATTTTGAAGAAGTTACGCGGCGACTTGAACTTGAGGTTGCCGAGCGTTGACACCACGTAGCGATATTGCTGCGAAATTTCGTCGTAAAAAGGTCCCTCGCTGTTCATCAGCTGACCTTCCATGCACAGCAGTTCCATGTTATTAACGGCCAAACCGTAGCCCGAGTTGGCCGTGGAAGACACGGCGCCGATACTCCCCTCAGACGAAATTTCCACCCCGTCCAGCTCAAACACATCCGTGAAGCCATAGCTGCGGAGGCCGTTCGCGCGGGAGACGATCACTCGCTCCTTGGCGTCCAGCGTGTTCATCATGTCGATGTAAAGCCGGCGATCAAGAAGGACCATGTCAATCTGGTCTTCCTTGGTGTCGTTACGACGGGTCTGGTGAAGACCCTCGCGGATCGCCTTGACGCAGTTGTCCTTCCACGTAGTCGAACCGAAGTACGAAGACGAGGCGTTTACAATCACAGGCGTAAAGAAGTCGAACTCAGGATCGGCATAGCCGTTCGGCCAGTTGCCAGCCCGCTGCGAACCACCGTACGCACCGAGGACGGTCGAAAGACCGGCGTAGGTGTCGTTGGGGTAGTAGAACGG